GTGACCGAACAACGACTTTTTCCCAAACCACTTTCTGCGCGCGACATCACCCCTTTTTCCAGTGCCCGGCAGGCGTGGTTCTGGTTCGTGCGCTGTCAGACAGCCAGGATCGAAGGCGCGCGTGTGGTGGCCGACGCGGGCGAGGTGGTGCGCCCCTGTGACCCTGATGATGTTTATAACGCGGTGATGCGCCTTAAAAAGGGCGGCATTCTGGGCGACCGGCATTTGCAGGTACTGGAATATTTTGGCCTCGTCGAACGCGAACCCGATGCCCGCGATCCACGTGAAAAGGACAAGGGTGATTTATGGCAACAGGCCCTTGATGCGCTTGAAAATGTGCTGATCACACGCGGCATTGTCAAACGCGGGCGTGATGAAAGTTTCCATCACGAGGATGTTGCCGTGGAACTGGGTGGGGATCTGTCGCCATGCGGGATGTAACCAACGTTCTCAAACAAGCCAAAACCGCCGAAACGGCGCAGGAATCGGCCGGTCCATGGATGGATCACTGGGCTGACCAATCTGCTTCAGGGCGCGAGGTTTCGGTGCTTGTCGTCTTTGCCGATGCCCCGGAAAAGCGATTGTTGCGTATCCTGAAACCGGGATTTCGTCATTGCTTTGTACTGGTTTCGGGGGTGCGGGCCGGGGAATGGATTTGCCTTGATCCGCAAAGCCATCGGGTGCGTTGTGAAAGCTGGTGCTATTCGCCGATCTTTGATCCGGCGGCCTATTATCGTGGCCTTGGCTTTCACTGTATCTGGGCGCGGTATCCGGCCTCGGTTGCGCACAAGGTCCGCTTTGGCCCGATGAGCTGTGTGGAGCTGGTCAAACGCCTTTTGGGCATTTCGGCCTTCTGGATCGTCACCCCCTGGCAGCTCTATCGCCATCTGCAACAGCGGGCTGAAAACCCTGATCAGATCGGCGATGTGTTTTTTTCTGAAAAATGTTCTTGATTTGTTCTTTTTAGTGTGGCATAAGAGACAAATCAACGCCACAGATGCGCCCGCAGGGTTCCGACCCTTGCGGGCGTTTTTGCGTTTGGGGTGATGGAGCGCGCCGCTCCGGATCCCCGCCTTCGCGGGGATGACGGTGCCCAAAACAGTGCATGGAACGAACGTCGTTCCCGCGCAGGCGGGAACCCGAACCGCAAGCTAAAAGCACATATTGATCTTCAAACCCGGAGGCCCCGATGGGAAGTCTGTTTTCCACGCCGAAACCAGCACGTGCCGCGCCGCCGGTCCCAATGCGAACGGCGACCGAGCACGAAGCCGACACCAGTGCCGAAGATGCCGCACGATCTGCCCGGACCGAGGCGCTTGAACGCCGCCGGTATGGCCGTGCCAGCCTGATCGGGACAAGTTATCGCGGGCTTTTGACGGACCGCATCGCCAAGGTGGGCGGTGGCAAGAACCTGTTGGGGGAATAGGCATGGCGAAATCGCAAAAGGCAGTGGCTGAGGACAAGGCAACCGATGGGGCAGATATCACCCAGTTGCGCGCCCGCTTTCAAAAGGCGATGGAACGCCGGCGCAACTGGATTGCCCATTGGCAGGATTGCTATGAATTTGCCCTGCCACAGCGCAATGCGGCAGCCAGCAACCAGACCAATGGCGGCAAGCGCCTGGATCGGGTGTTTGACGCAACCGCATCGGATGCGGTCGAACAGCTTGCCGCCAGCCTGATGGCCGAAATCACCCCGCCCGGTGGCGGCTGGTTTGAATTGGAGCCCGGCGGTAATGTCGCCAATGCGGACCGACAGGTTTTGACTGAGCAACTTGGCCGGGCCGTTCGGATTTTGCAGGGGCATTTTGATCGGTCGAACTTTGCCGTCGAAATGCATCAGGCGTTTCTGGATCTGGTGACGGCCGGGACTGCATGCTTGCGGCTGGAAAAGGCCGATTTGCACAGCCCGTCTGCTTTGCGCTTTACCGCCGTGCCGTTGCGCGATCTGGCGTTTGAAGAACGATCGGATGGCAAGATGGATGCGGTGTTTCGCAAACTGGCACTTACCCGCGCGGAAATCCTTGCAACCTGGCCGGGGGCAAAGGGTTTTGGCGGTGATGATCGCGATGACAAGGACGCGCCGAAACGCATCACCGTGATCGAGGCCGTGCTTCCGGCAACGGATCACAAAACCGGCTATGAACTGTGTGTGTTTCGCGAAGACGGGGACGCCAATACCCATGATCTGATCTATCGCGACCGGTTTGATGTGTCGCCCTATATCGCCTTTCGCTGGATGAAGGCACCGGGCGAGATTTATGGCCGGTCCCCGGTGATGAAGGCGCTGCCCGACATCAAGACCGCGAATAAGGTTGTCGAACTGGTTTTGAAAAATGCCTCCATAGCGGTGACGGGTATCTGGCAGGCCGATGATGATGGCGTTCTGAACCCGGCAACCATCCGGTTGGTGCCGGGCAGCATCATCCCCAAGGCCGTTGGATCGGCCGGGCTCAAACCGCTTGAGGCACCGGGGCGCTTTGATGTGTCTGATCTTGTGCTCTCAGACCTGCGCGATCGCATTCGGCGCTGCTTGCTGGCCGATCGGTTGGGCCAGACCGATCAACCGGGCATGACCGCGACCGAGGTGCTTGAACGCGCATCGGAAAACGCCCGACTTCTGGGTGCAACCTATGGCCGGTTGCAGGCGGAATTGCTCTATCCGCTGATCCGGCGTGCGCTTTATCTCCTGACCCAAACAGGCGAACTTCCCGACATCCCGCTGGATGGCGATGTTGTGGTGCTACGTCATGCAGCCCCCTTGGCGCAATTGCCCAAACGGGTGCAGGCGGGACAGGCGCTTGATTGGCTGTCACGCATCGCGGCCCTTGGCCCTGATGCCTTGGCAGAGGTCGATCTGCCCGTGATGGTCCGCTGGCTTGCCGATCAGTTTGGTGTGCCCGACCATTTGTTGCGGCCAAGCCTGCCCCCTGAAATCGCGGAGGCGGTGTGATGGTTGAGAACGGATGGGACTGGTTTGAGGCCGAGAACGAGTGCTTGAGCGAGGACGGCACTGACCACTGGCAGGCTTGTTTTGAAAGTGACGCCGGAGCAAAGGTGCTGGCCGATCTTGAACGCCATTTTCTGCACACAGCCCTTGGCCCGGATGCCAGCACTGCGGCGATCTGGATGCGCGAAGGGAAGCGCGCGCTGGTACTGCAGATCAAGCGGCTGGCAGAGCGTTCCGCCGCAGATTGATCCCCGCCTTCGCGGGGATGACGGTACCCAAAACAGCTGCATGGAACGAACGTCATTCCCGCGAAAGCGGGAACCTCGCACCACACGTCCCAATCAAAGTTTGACACCATTTAGCGGAGTGTTCGCATGACAACCGAACCCGACCTTCTCGCACCGGAAACCGAGACGCCGGAAGCACCGGAAGCAGAAGAAACACCCGAGCGGACTGATATCGAAAGCGAAGTGCCAGAAACCCACCTGGACGCCGCAGCCCTCGCCGATCTGGTACCCGAAACACCGGATGCTTACGCAATCACGCTTGCAGATGGCATGGAAGATATCGATGCCGATCTCAACCAGCGCCTGCATGCGGCAGGCTTCAGCAACGCGCAGGCTCAACTGGTTTATGATCTGGCAGGGGAAGTTCTTTCACCGCTTCTGGGTGATCTTGATCAGGCGGCACAGCGCGCGACCGACCGTGCGGCATTGGCGGCCGAGTTTGGCGGGGCGGAAAGCTGGAAAAAGCTGGCCCCGAAAATCGAAAGCTGGGGCAAGGCCAACCTGCCCGAGGCCGCCTTTGAGATGCTCTGTCAAAGTGCCGATGGTGTGCGTGCCATGCATCGCATGATGGCGCAAAACACTGAAGCCGTCCTTGGCAAAGCTGATGGCGGGGCCGGGGATACAAACCTTCGCTCCGAAATCCGGCGCAAGATGAATGATCCGCGCTATTGGCGGGATCGCGATCCGGCGCTGGTGGCCGAGGTGCAGGCGGATTTCGCCCGGCTTTCCGGGGAATAGCCCAGGTAATTGCCCAAGTCCTGCGCCTAGAACAGCTTGTCGGCGCGATCAAATACCGCACTGACATAATCCGGGATCGGGGTCAGCGGCAAAATAAAATAGCCCGCAACACCAAGCCCGATCAGGCAGAACACAAGCAAAACCGACTTCTTCACAGCAGATACTCTTTTTCTTTGTCTTGTTGTTTTTCCGGGACCGGACCGCGCGGAAAAGCCCGTCAGGTGCAACAGGTCGGGGCAAATCCTGCGCGTGTCCCATGGAACCTCAAGGAAAAGGTTCCCTGTAACAGCGTTCTTAAACCACCAAACCTTGGCCGGAAAATGACCGGTTTTGGGGCAATTGTGGCACTGGCCTTTTGGGGCAGCGCAATTGATCCCCGGCGGCTGCCTGCAATCACGACAAAACCATATCTGAAACAAGGGGATAAAAGGCGATGACAACCACGATTGATCAAAGCTTCATCGACCATTTTCAGGCCGATGTGCATCAGGCCTATCAACGCATGGGATCAAAACTGCGCAACACGGTGCGGGTGAAAAACGCAATCAAGGGCGCGACCACTGTTTTCCAGAAAGTCGGCAAGGGCACGGCCACCACCAAGGCCCGACATGGCAAGGTGCCGGTGATGAATGTCGATCACGAGGCGGTCCGGTGCGACCTGCGCGATTACTATGCTGGCGACTGGGTTGATGCACTGGACGAGCTTAAAATCAACCATGATGAAAAGATGGTTCTGGCCAATGCCGGGGCGTATGCGCTGGGCCGCAAGACCGACGAGCTGATCATCAATGCCCTGGTCGGCGCCGATGATGTCGTGCCCGATAATACCGAGGGCATGACCCTTGATAAGGTGATGATGGCGTTCGAGGGTCTTGGCGATCGCGATGTGCCCGATGACGGGCAGCGCTATGCGATTGTCGGCTGGAAACAGTGGTCGGAACTTCTCCTGATCGATGAATTTTCGCGATCTGACTATATCGGCGATGAAGACCTTCCGTGGAAGGGCACACAAGCCAAACGCTGGCTTGGCACGCTTTGGATGCCCCATTCGGGCCTTCCGGTCGCAAGCGGCATTCGGTCCTGCTTCTGGTATCACCGCACCGCGATTGGTCACGCCATCGGCTCGGACGTTCAGTCTGACATTACCTGGCATGGCGATCACGCGGCGCACTTTGTCAATAACTCCATGAGCCAGGGGGCCGCGCTCATTGATGGCGATGGCGTGGTCTGCCTGAAAGCACAGGAATAGCGCCCCCGAACGCTTGAACCCGTGGCCCGGGATCCCCGCCTGCGCGGGGATGACGGTGTCTGGGGTCTGTGCATGGAACGAACGTCATTCCCGCGAAGGCGGGAACCTCGACCCGCAAGCTCAAAACCAAACAGGAGCCCGAAATGGCAGAAGGTTTCAAAGCCAGAAACCTCAGTGTTCTGGCATACGCCAACGGCTTTACGCTGTGGCACTACATCACCCCGGACGTCGCCGCCGACGTTGACACCGCCGATTACTTTGCCGATGCGCGCGACATGCTGCGCGTCGGCGATTTCATCATCGCCAACACCAACCGCGACGCCACCATGTCCGGCGGCCTGTTCGTCGTCGCAAGTGCGGGTGCAGGCGGTGTCGATGTCCGCGACATGACGGCAATCGGTACCTCAAACACCGACTGATCGCACACCCTCGATTCACGCTTTTCATCCTCCCTCAACCTCGCCCCGGTGACAGATGTTACCGGGGTTTCTTTTGACCAGAACAAGGATTGTTTATGTGTAACTGCAACAAGATTACCATCTGCACCGAGTTTGATGCCGCCCAGATCGCCGGCCTTCAGGTGCCGATTGCCTCAATTCATGCCTTTGCCACGCAGACCGTGCCGGCCGATTATCTGATTTGTGATGGTTCGGCTGTTTCCCGCGCAGAGTATGCCGAGCTTTTCGCAGCACTTGGCACAGTCTGGGGCGAGGGTGATGGCAGCACGACCTTCAATATCCCAGATTTGCGCGGCGAGTTCCTGCGTGGCTTTGATGCTGGACGCAGTGTTGACGGAGCGCGTGTATTTGGCACAGCTCAGCTTGATCAACTGCAAGGGCACAGTCATGACTTTAGCGTGGCTGCGCACTTCCCGACAGTCGGGTTCAGTGTGCAAGGCCTTCGAGATGGAGATGCGACGCAGCAGACGACTGTAAATAACGTCGGTATGGTCTCAAGCGATGGTGTAAACAGCACACCACGTATTGGCCAAGAAACCCGCCCGCGCAACGTCGCGGTAACATACGCGATCAAGGCGACTGTTCCTGCTGCGGCGTGACTTAAAGCCCGCTATCAAAACCTTTCCAATGCCCCGGCAGTATCTCGCTGTCGGGTTTTCTTTTGATCAACCAAGGAGACTGCTCATGCAGGGAAATACCCCGGTCGAATGCGAAATCCTCAATGTCATTCAGGGTGCGGGCATCTGGCCTGATTGCGAGGATAAAACCCAGCTGCTTCAGGCCATCGAAGCGCTGATTTCTGGCGGCGGATCTGGTGGTGGTGTGAGTTCGGGTAGTGAAATCGGCTCGGTTTCAGCTTTCGCCATGCCAACCCCGCCAACCGGCTGGCTGGTCTGTGATGGTTCAGCGATCTCACGCACCGAATATGCCGATCTGTTTGCCGCTATTGGCACTGTTTGGGGGGCTGGTGACGATGTCACGACCTTCAATCTTCCGGATCTGCGTGGCGAGTTCGTGCGTGGTTTCGATGATGGGCGTGGTGTTGACGCGGGTCGTGCATTTGGCTCTTGGCAAAATCCAAGTATCGTGGGTTTTGACACTGGCAATGATTCAGTTTGGAGCGTCACAACCACTCTTCAATCGGGCAATATGCAGGCTTCTCTTGGCTATGAGGCTTATGACGTTGCTGACTATCCGGCTGGTGGAGTTGCTGGTGCTCCGGGTCAATCGATCACTTCCTTACCGGGCATCGCAGGCGATCAGGGTTATAGCGGTGCCGTTCGCCCACGCAACATCGCGATGACTTATGCGATCAAGGCGTTTTATCCGACAGCGACTGTTGGGCAGTGATGCTTTGGTGACTTGATCTCGTTCCCCCGGCAAGTGCGCTTGCCGGGGTTCTTTTTTGTCCAAATTGGAGAGTTCGCATGCAGTGTACTACACCGGTTGAAAGCGAAGTTCTGAATGTTGTTCTGGCGGCGGATATTGTTCCAGATCGTATGGACGATACCCAGCTGCTGCAGGCGCTTGAAAGCCTGTTTGGAGGCGGTGGTTCTGGAGCCGGTTCTGTCCCGGTTGCCACCATCCTGCCTTTTGCCGGTTCGGTGCCACCGGCAGGCTTCATGATTTGTGACGGTGCAGAACTTCTGGCGGCGGAATTTGCCGATCTATTTACTGCAATCGGCAGGACCTATGGTGTCGGGCAGACTGCTGGCAGTTTCAAACTGCCGGACCTGCGTGGTCGTGCACCGATTGGTACCGGTCAGGGCGATGGCCTGACGGATCGTGTGATCGGGGATGTCGATGGTGCGGAAGTTCATCAACTCTCTACGGCCGAGATGCCAAACCACACGCATCAATACGGTGCACCGCATCTCCAAACCTATGGCATGAGCGCGCAAGCAGAGCGTGGTGTGAACCCAACTTCACAGGAATGGTATTCGGTTTCCGATGCAGGCGGCGACCAACCGCACAACAACATGCAGCCGTTCCTGGTGGTGAATTACATCATCAAGGTGTGATTGCTGCGAGCTAGAACCTTTCGGGGTCCGGTTTTCCGGGCCCCGTTTTTGTGTGGGGGATGTGATGGCGTTAAGTGATGTGGCGCTGTGTGCGCGGGCTTTGGTGATGATCGGGGCGGCGCCGATTTCATCGTTTGAGGAGGACGTGGCCGAGGCCGAGATTGCCCGGATGCTGTATGCGAGCGTGCGTGACGGGATGCTGGCGGGCTATCCGTGGCGGTTTGCCGGGCGGGGGTGCTGGTTGTCGCGGCTGGCCGGTGACGATGCGGCGACATCGCCCAAGGATGGAGGCCATCTGTTTGCCTTGCCGCGCGATTTTATCCGGTTGCTGTCGCTTGAAAATGACGGGGGCAAGATTGCCCGATTTGAGTTGCGTGATCAGGCGGTTCTGGTCGCAAGTGACAGTGCGTATCTAAGCTATGTCGCGCGTTTGCCCGAGGGCAGCTTTCCGGCATGGTTTGATATGGCCCTGATGGCGCGGCTGGCGGCGGAGTTTTGCCTGCCGCTGACCGAAAGCAGCACGCGGGCCGAGTATCTTTTCAAGCGGGCCGAGGATCAGTTGCGTGAAGCCAGACTTGCCGATGCGCAGCAATCCACCCCGCATGCGATTGATGATTTTTCCCTGATTTCGGCGCGGGGCTAGGGCGTGGGTCGGGCCTTGGACCGCGGGTTTGGGGCCTGCGGTGCGAGTTTCCCGCCTTCGCGGGAATGACGTTTGTTCCATGAGATTGTTTTACCTTCCGTCATCCCCGCGAAGAGCCTGTGCCCGCCAAGGCGGGTACGGGGATCCCGATCCACAAGCGTATTACCGTTATTCAATGAGGGAGCACCCCATGGCACGCCGCGTTCTGGAGAAAAACACGTTTTCGACCGGCGAACTGGCCCCGGAATTGTGGGGGCGCTCGGACCTGAGCGCCTATGCCAATGGGGCAGCACGCCTGCGCAATGTTTTTATCGAACCATCGGGCGGGGTGCGTCGCCGTCCCGGCATTCGATTGATCGATGAACTGTCAGGTCCGGCGCGGTTGATTCAGTTCGAGTTCAATACCGAACAGACCTATTTGCTGGCCTTTGGCGATAAACATGCGCTGGTGTTCGAGGATGAGGCAAAGACGATCTGGTTTGAAACCACGTTCGGCGAAGAACAGCTTGATCTTTTGAGCTGGACGCAAAGTGCCGATACGCTTCTGGTGGTGCATCCCGCGGCCCCGCCGGTACGCATTACCCGGACAGGCGATGGCAGCTGGCAGACCACCCTTTGGGCCTGGCGCGAAACCAATTTCCGCACCAGCCAGCCCTATTACAAGTTTGTCGAACCCGCCGCCACCCTGACCCCGTCAGGCACCAGCGGGACGGTGAGCCTTACCGCGAATGTCGATTTGTTCGTTGCCGGGCATGTCGGCACGCTGTGGCGGATTCAGGGGATCGAGGGTGAGATCACCAACGTTTCCGATGCCCGGACCGCACAAATCGCCCTGAAGCAGGCACTGCCCAACACCAATGCCACGGTCGATTTCGTCGAACAGGCCTTTTCAGATGTGCGGGGTTGGCCGCGCAGTGTGACCTTTCATCAGGACCGGTTGATCATCGGCGGATCGCGCGATCTGCCCAACCGCCTGTGGATGTCGAAATCGGGGGATCTGTTTAATTTCGAACTGGGCGAGGGCCTTGATGACGAGGCAATTGAATTTGCCCTTCTGGCTGATCAGGTCAATGCGATCACGGGCATTTTCGCCGGGCGTCATTTGCAGGTCTTTACCAGCGGATCAGAATGGATGGTGACGGGCGATCCGCTCACCCCCGCCAATGTGCAGGTCACGCGCCAGACCCGGATCGGTAGCCAAAGTGATCGCACCGTGCCACTGGTCAATGTTGATGGTGCCACGCTTTTTGCCGGGCGGAGCGGGCGCGAAATTCGCGAATTCCTGTTCACCGATGTCGAACAGGCCTATGGATCAGCCGATCTGGCCTTGCTGTCACGCCATCTGATCCATCATCCCATCGATCAGGCCTTTGATCCGGAACGACGGCTTTTGCATGTGGTGATGCGCGATGGATCGCTTGCTACCCTGACACTGTATCGGTCTGAGGCCATCACCGCCTGGTCGGCGCAATCGGTTGCGGGATGCGCCTTTAGATCCGTTTCGGTGTCCGGCGGGGATGTTTATGTCGTGCTGGAACGTGACGGGCATCATTTCCTGGGCGTGTTTGACCCGAAATGCGGTTTCGACCTTTATCGCCGCCAAGCGGTGGCCGAAGACGAACCGTCACGCAAACATTGGGGTAATCTTGAGGCACTGGATGGCCTTGATGTCAGCGTTTGGCACGATGGCGTTCTTGCCGATAACATCCCGGTTGCCGGGGGCACGATTACGCTGCCAGATCACATCGGGGCAGTGGCGGAGATCGAGGTCGGCTTGCCCTTTACCCATGAAATTTATGCCCTGCCGCCGGCCGCATCGGATGGCAGCCGCCCGCATGGCGGCAATGCCGTTCGGCTGGTCTCAGTCACCTTGCGTTTGCAGGAAACCGGGCAGCTTCGCGTTGATACCGGTCGGGGATTGCGCGATGTCGCACTTCCGGTATCTGCGCCACCCGATGACAAAGACGCGCTGTATAGCGGGGATATCACGCTGCGCGCGCTCGGCTGGCGGCGGGGCAGTGGCGGGGGACTGAAAAGTGGACTTTGGCGCATCGCCGGGGCATTGCCCCGGCCTTTTTTGTTGCTTGGTGTGGCCAGTGAAATGGGGGTGAATGACTGATGGGTGGATTTACATCAATCGTGCCGATGGCGGCATCGGTGCTGCAAACCGGACAACGCATTAGCGCCAACCAGACCAATGCACAAAGCCGGATCGATCAGGGCGAAGCCGCCCGTCAGGCGGAGCTGGCCGAGATCGAGGCGCGCCAGCGTGAAGACGCCACCAAACGCGAAGAAGACCTTAGGCGGCGTCAGGCAACCGCGCGTGCCCGGCAAGGGGCATCGGGGCTGATGGCCGGTGGGTCTGGCTCGGCCAGTGCGGTTCTGGCGGGGTTTGAAAAGACCGCGCGGCAGGATGCGGAACTGGACGCAGATGCTGCTGCCCGCAAGCGCCGCCGCATCAACCAACAGGCCGCCTGGCGCGAAAAGTCGCTTTTGCGATCTTCGCAGGATGACACGGTGGCACGGCTGAATGCCTGGTTTTCAAAGCGTGATGGCTGATTTTTTTTAGGGGGAAGTACGCTATGGGCGCTGTTTTTGCCAATCAGATCCGTGCCTCCATTGCCTTTGTCGGCGATGGTGCGCGTGACAAATTTCCGTTTGATTTTGATGTGTTTGATGCGGGTGATCTGCGCATCACCATCAATGGCAATGAAATCGAAACCGGGTTTCACGTCGCCTTGACGCCCAGTGATGAGGGCGGCGGTGGTGTGGTGCGGTTTGAACACCCGCCGGAAACCGGTGCCCGGATCACCATTGCCCGCCAGTTGCATTTGCGCCGGCTAAGTGCCTTTGACGCCATGTCGATCCCGCGCGGTGATGCGCTGGAACGTGATCTTGATTTCATGACAGCCGCCCTTGGCGATGTTGATCACGCACTGACCGGGACGCTGCGCTTTGGTCCGGATCAGGATGCACCTGCATCGGCTGAATTGCCGGTGATCACGCCCGGTCGGGCGCTGATCTGGAATTCGGCGGGCACGGGGCTTGCCAACGGACCCAGCGGGGCGGAGATCGCGCAGGCCAGCACCAAGGCAGCACAGGCACAGGATGCCGCCAACCGGGCGGAGGCCGCCGAAAGCCGATCTGAAACCGCAGCCGCGTCGTTTGAAAGATCAAACGCCGCGGCGATGCTTGATCTTGATTTTCGCAGTGGCGATGTCCTGGCGTGGGAGGATGAGCGCCGCATGCCGGTGATTGATGCGCCGGTCAGCCGGATCATGGATGTCCGCGAAACCGGATCGCTGGTCAGGCTTTCCAGTGGGGCGCAATTGACCTTGCCGGTGGCATCTGTTGCGCGTAATGGGGTGCGCTATCGCGTGTTTAACGGTGATGGCACGATGGTTGATGTTACGACGGCGGCGGGGAATGTGATCCGCCCAACCAATGGCGGGGCGGAGGCAACTGTTTACCCGTTACCGACACGGGGCGACATGGTCGATCTGGTCTGTGATGGCACGCGCTGGTTTGCCGCGCCGATCCATGAAACCGGCCCGGTTGTGAGGCTTTTGCGGACGGCCAGCCAATCCATTCCGGCGGGCGGGGCGTTTCTGGTTGAATGGGATCAGGTGATCGAAGACAGCCACGGGCTTTATGACAGTGCGGTGCATGGCGTCACCGGCCTTCCGCCGGGCTTTTATCATGTTGATATCGGGGTGCGGCTTCCCATTACCGACCAGTCGGTCTTTACGACTTTGTCGCTCGAACGCTTTGACGGCACCGATTGGTCAAGCCACCTGCAAGCCAATGACATAACCGCCACGGGCAGCGGGGCGGCGCACAGTTTGCGGCTGAATGGCATTGCCCGGATCGGGGTCACGCCCGGTACTGGATTGCGTTTGCGCATCGTGCATAGCGACACCCAAACGCGTGAAATCGCGGCAAGTGATCTTTTGACCTGGTGTCACATCCATCGCATTGGCGGCTAGCACGCCACCACGCGCCTGCCATCCATCGACTACACACTGATCGGAGATGCATCCAATGGGATTGCGTTATCAGCCGCTTGCGGCCTGCATGAATGTTTCGCGCGCCAGCACCAAGCTTATCCAAAGCCAAAATGGCCTGCTTGAAACCCGCGCGATTGATGAACCGGCCTATGACCATGATCGACTTGGCCGTCGCCTGGGCCTTCTGATCGAGGGGGCGGCGACCAACCTGCTGCGCTACTCATTGGGCTTTGACAATGCGCTTTGGGAAAAGAACAGCGGTGTGGTGGTAAGTGCCAGCACAATCGCCGCCCCGGATGGCAGTCAAACCGCGATGCAGCTTGATCTGCCGGGCAGTGCGGCGGGTGCGGATGGACTTTATCAGAATGTCGGCGGGCTTGTGGCCACCGATACCTATAGCTTTGCCGTCTGGATGCGTGCGGTTTCGGGCACGGCTGACATCACGCTTGGCGGGATTGACGGGCCGTCCGCACATGGTTTTGCCTTGGATGAAAACTGGCAACGGGTGTGGATTGCCGAACCGGCCTCCGGTACTACCCGCTATCCGAAAATCAGTACGGCGATCAGCGCACTTCCGGCCTCCGTCCTGATCTGGAATGCGCAGCTTGAAGCCGGGCCTGCTCCCACCAGCGATATCATCAGCAACGGCATCCCGGCCGCACGGGCGTGCGATGATGTGCGGCTCGATCCCGGCGACTGGTTCGCGCAAGGCCGGGGCACACTGGTGTTTGATATCCATACCGCCAAGGATTGGGCGGGCATCTGGCGGATCGTGCAGCTTTATTCCTTAAGCCTCAATGATGATCACCTTGATCTTGGCTATGACAGTGCCGCCGATCAGTTGCGCATTTCGCTGCGTTCTGACGGCGTGCCAGTCGTCACCCAGTCGCTTTATGGAAGCCTTGCCAAGGATACCCTTCATCGCATTGCGCTGGCGTGGGATGATGATGTGATCTCGGTCGGACTGGATGGGGTGGTGCTGTCCTCGCCCGATGGTTTTGCCATGCCACGCAATTTTTCCAACATCGTGCTGGGATCGTTTGGCGGCACCGACAAGGCACTCAACGGCCATGTGCGCAATCTGGCCTATTGGCCGGAAAAGCTATCGAATGCGCGGCTTTTGGAACTTTCGGTGGTTTAAACCTCATGTGCACGGATAAGACACCCGACCCGATCATGGCCCTGCAAACCCGGCTATTGGGTGAGTTGCCCGATGACATTGCCATGGCGCGCGATGCCTATCACCGACTGGCCGGGGAGGCTGCCGGGGTCATGGACGCCAAGGAATTCTCCGCCCATCAGGCGGCCTGCAAGGCAGCGCTTGGGCATCTTGAAAGCCTGATCAAGCTGCTGCGCTGGGCATGTGAGGGAGCGGGAGAAGTTGATGACGACGCACCTGACAAAAGCAATGTCGATCAGCTGATTGTCGAAGCGCGGAGGACGTTGAACCGCGCGTAATGTGGTTCGAGGTTCCTGCCTTTGACGGAATGACGGTGGTGACATTATGGAGTGGGGAATGCTAATTGCTCAAACCGCCCGCTTCGCCGAATTCGTCTGGATCTGGGATCAGATGTTGGGGCTCGGCCTGCCCGCCCATCATCGCAAGATGGCCGATTGGCTTGAAGACTGCTGGCAGTCGGGCAAGCGGGAAATGCTTTTGATGGCGTTTCGCAACTCCGGCAAGTCCACACTGGTCGGGTTGTTTTGTGCCTGGTTGCTGTATCGGAATGCTGACTTGCGCATTCTGGTTCTGGCGGCTGATCTGGATCTGGCGAAAAAGATGGTGCGCAACGTCAAGCGCGTGATTGAACGTCATCCGTTGATGAGCGCCCTTTTACCCGAAAAGCGGATCGATTGGGGGAGCGAGCGGTTTACCGTGGCGCGAACGGCTGTGTTGCGCGATCCGTCGATGCAGGCGGTGGGCATTGGCGGCAATATCACCGGATCGCGCGCCGATATCGTGATTTGCGATGATGTCGAGGTGCCCAAAAACAGCGACACCGCCCATAAACGTGCCGAGCTGCGCGAAAAGCTTGGCGAGATTGCCTATGTGCTGGGCCCAAGTGGTGCGCAGCTTTATGTTGGAACCCCGCACAGCTATTACTCGATCTACGCCCGGGAAGCGCGAACGGAAGTCGGCGAAGCTGCCCCGTTCCTTGACGGTTTTTCACGCTTTGAACTGCCCATCGTCAATAAGGACGGGGCATCAAACTGGCCGGAAAGATTTGATTTGGCCGCGATCAAGGCGATGCGGACCCGCACCCCGGTTCGCAAGTTTCAAAGCCAGATGATGCTTGAAATGGTCGCGCCCGTGGCCGGGATGCTCGATCCGGCAAAATTGCGGTTCTACGACGATCAAGCCGAGGTCACCCATGGCAATGGCCGCATGAGCCTTCGGATTGGCGGGCGCACCATGGTGGCGAGTGCCTGTCATTTTGATCCGAGTTTCGGGTCTCTTCGCGGTGACGGAGCGGTGGTGGCGTGTGTTTATATCTGTGATCAGGGGGAATACTGGTTGCAGGATGTCGCATGGCTGCGTGCGGCCAATCCGGGCGATCCGGCCGAAAGCGGTGACAGGCCATGGCGCGATGAAGCCAGCCAGCTTTGTGCGCAGGTGGCCGACTTCATGGCGCGCCATCACTTGCCGTCTGTCCGGGTCGAGACCAATGGCATTGGCCGGTTTTTGCCCAATATCCTTCGGCGTGAACTGAAATCAATCGGATGGGCCGGCAGCGTCGTAGAGCATTATGAAAGTACGAACAAAGCCACCCGGATCGAGGACGCCTTTGGCGCGGTGATGGGCGCGGGGTTGTTGCATGTTCATCGCGATGTTTGCCAGACACCGTTCCTGCGCCAGATGCGTGATTGGCATCCCGATGGCAATGGTCCGGATGACGGGCTGGATGCGGTGGCGGGCTGTATTTTGCATGATCCGGTGCGTTTGCCGCGGGTCGATATGCCGGTCAAACGTGCCGATTGGCGGGGGATTGGCGGGATTTTCCGGGCCGAGAGCCATTTCAATCCGTGAGGGAAGAAAAAACTTTCTCACAATGCCAAATGGTTAGCAGGGCTGTGTATCACATTTGTGAAATGTTTATGGAAAATTCAGCTTTGATGCCTACGTTTATTATATGAAAGAATAGTAAGGAATTTTTCTTCCTATACCAAAGTGAGAATTTAAGCCAGCCAAGCAAGGTTGTCGGCGGATCGAAACCGGCACAAGGAAACGGCCAAAGATCATTTGTTGATCCATTTCGCAGTGCAGGAAAACAAGACGTCCATGTGGACGCACCTGACTGTCAGGAGGCCTGACCATGTTGAAAACACTGAGCTTGATCGCTGTGGTGGCAGGTGCCGTTGCAGTAGCAATTCCCCAAGCCTCGGCGTCCCCCGTCTGCGGGGATCGATCCAAGGTGATCGACAGCCTGAGCGCAAAATATTCCGAAGAGCCGGTCGCGGTTGGCGTCACGTCCAATGGTGGCGTGATCGAGGTGCTCAAAGCGCCCGATGGCCAGACATGGACCATCCTGTTTACCTATCCGTCCGGCCCAAGCTGCCTTGTTGCCTCTGGCGAGGCCTGGCAGGACCTTGAAGAAAAGCTGAAGGGCCCGGCAGCGTAGGCGTAACTCTTCTGCCGGCCTCCTGAATGCTCAAACCGCCTGTCCAACCCGTGGGATGTTGCCCCGGGGGAGGGGACGGTGAACTGACCCGCAAGCCATCGGTTTGCGGGTTTTTCTTTGTCTGATTATCGAGGCCCCCATGACCCTGCCTGTGACCCAGTCTGTCGATGTGATCTGGTGGATCACGGCTGTTGAAATCCCTGTTGTCGCCAGCCTGTTCTGGCTGCATTGGCGGATGCGTTCCGAATTGCTGAGCCGCGTGGAACAGCAACGCAGCCGTCAGGACACAGACGTCACCGATCTGCGGGATGGCTTGGCGGCGTTCAAGCTGGATGTCGCGCGCAACTATGTCTCCATCCCCTATCTCAAGGATGTCGAAAAGCGCCTGACCGGCCATTTGCTCCGGATCGAGGCCAAACTCGATACCCCCATCATCCCGACCCAAAAGGATCAGAGCTTATGAATGACACCCAAACTTTGACCAGATCGGCCCCGACGCCGGTAACCGACCCCGATATGCTGTCCGAAGTCGAAGTGCTTGCCCGCACCCTTTATGGCGAAGCGCGCGGCGAAGAACTTGCCGGGATCGAGGCCGTGGCATCGGTCATCCTCAACCGGGTGGCGTTTGCCAAACGACGCGGGCGCTATTGGTGGGGCAATGACGTGAAATCGGTGTGTCTTAAACCGGCACAGTTTTCCTGCTGGAACGCCAATGATCCCAACCGCAAGAAACTGCTGGCACTCAGCCCGCGCGACCCGGCCTACCGTTTGTGCAAACGCATCGCCAAACGCGCGGTGGCGGGGGAGCTTGCCGATCAGACCGAGGGCGCTACCCATTATCACACCCATGCGGTTGACCCGTTCTGGGCGCGCGGCCATGTGCCGTGTGCCGAGATTGGAAACCACTTGTTTTACAAAAATATAGGGTAGGGAGGTATCACATGATCCCGGCATTGCTTGCCCAGATCGGCCTGCCGCTTTTGATGAAGGCGGTGGGCGCGGGGCTTGATCATATCGACAACCCGATTGCCAAAACCGCGGCCGAGGGCCTTAAACAGGTGGAGGCGGCCTTCACCAAAGGCGACGTCACCCCCGAACAAATCATGGCCGCCAACCGCCACACCGAACGCATGGCTGAAATCGAACTGGCGCGTGATACCGAAACGCTGAAATCCGTCAACCGCACCATCCGCGCCGAGGTCGCCAGCGAAGACGCCTTTGTCCGCCGCTGGCGCCCCAGCTTCGGCTACGCGGTGGCCCTGACCTGGATCATGACCATGGGCGCAATTGCGGCTGCCATCATCCTGACCCCGCTCCAGGCCCCGGCCATCATCGCAGCACTCGTCAATACCAGCCCGATCTGGGGGATTGCACTGGGGGTTTTGGGGGTGAGTGTGGTTAAGCGGAGTGCGGATAAGAAGTTATGCAGTTTGCCCGCTATTGAAAAAGTGATTGACTAAGACTAAAAGCGTCACAGATCTTCGTTTATAATGTCTATATATCCTACGGCTAGTTTTAGACCGTGCTTTGGAAAGGTGCTCAATGGCTGAAATTTTTTTGCCAAATGAGAATAATGCTATCATTCGCTTGAATGTTACACTTGCGTTAGCGAAGCCCTTGCAACCGAATGATTTCGCTGAAATTGATAAGCATTATAAAGATTTCAAAGACGATTTTCCGCGGCGCGAACGTGAAAATGAACTGGCTACATTGACGCTCTCGGCAACCGGTATTGAGCAGACACCAAAAAATCCAAGTCAAGATGGTTTTACCGGTATGCGATACGAGTTGTTCAATCGCGAGGGGAGCGTGGCGCGCGGTGTTCGTGTGTCAGGAAATCTGTTGCAGATATCAATAGGTGATTATAGCTGCTGGGAAAATGAAGCAGATTACGTAGGTAAAATCGTTCGGAAATTCCTTTCTTACTTGGTAAATGAAAATCACTTGAATTCTGTGCAGGTACACATAATCGATGAGTTTGTTTTTGACCCCTATGACAGTTTCGTTCCAAGCAAATTCCTGAATCCCAAAAGCGTTACGCTTCCCTCGTATGTGTTTGAGAATACCCTGAATTGGCATGTTCATACGGGGGCATTTGTTGATCCAGGCAATCAAGATTATCGTCAACTCGACAAGGTAAATGTCGATGTAATTGACGACGATAGTGATCCAGTTTCGAGAAAGAGGAAGTTAAGGCTAACATTTGTGCATTTAGCTTTATACGATCTTCCGTCTGAGAAATTTGAGCAGCCAAGTGTAAGTCAAATGCTGAAAGATGAGGCAATTTTTGCTGCAGTGTTTGACAATCTACACGCGAAAAATGTTACGATGCTCAAAGATATTATCGGCGAAGATCTGAAGGCGCGTTTGAAAGGGCTGAACGATGGCGATTGATGTGAACGATTATCCTGTTGATTTAACAGGGCAATTGGCAAGCCTTGGTGCGCAAGCGAACGTGTTTTGCAGCGAACCTGTTTTAGCCAATGGGATCTCTGATTTTTACCTTCCGGCATATACCGAGAGCGCGGGAGTTGGAGGGCAATATCGCAGTATCGATTTCGATTCACCGCAAACTAGTTTTCTACTTCCAAAAGAGTACCAAATTTGTTCTACGCTCATCGACGGTTATATGACGGTCGAAGACGATTGGGATGGGTATGGATGTGAGCGACCATCGCTCTATGCGTGCATAGGTGCGAAAAAGATATTGAAGTATTTGTCTGAAGTTGGTGGCGTGGTTGCTCCCTCGCCAATGTTGGTTGAAGATGGGGATGTCGCTCTTTATTGGAGAGATGTTGCCGCTGGTCTTTACGTTGAGATCGGAGCGACGTCTGAGTATACCTATTACTACCATTTGGATAATGGGACTAACGTGTATGAGGACGAAGATATTAGTATCGATGACGGACTTTCAGGGCTTCTCACAGAAAAGTTGAAAGAGGCGCTGGCTAGTCTCGGATGA